AAAAATTTAAAGAAGTTACTATTTTTTTCTTTAATGCGTAGTTTATAAAAATCCAGCCGATTCCACTAAAAATTATTAACCAAGCGAGTATTTTATAATTTTTTTAATGTTATACAGGTAGTTTAGTTTATTTTTGTAAAAATCATTATAAACTACTAGGATATGTATAGTTTATAATAACTAATTTAATATGTATTTTTTAGTCTATAATAAGCCTAGTTAATAATTATTAAATAATTATTTGTGTGTGTGAAAAAATTTTCAATCTAAAATAAAAGTATGCGAAACTAAAAATTTAAATTTGGTTTGAAAATAAAAAATGGAAAATTTTACAATACTTTCTATTTTTTCATAAAATAGAAAAAAAGTTGCCAGACTTCCTCGCTCTTTCTAAAAATTTATAATCTGTAAATAGCTTATTTAATCATTTAATCACATAACAAAGAATTGATCACTCAATATGCTTGCTATCCCGTTTAATCAGTTTGATCACAATTTTTGCGAATCCACCATATACGTGGCCGATGGCCGCCACCCCGAATACTTTAATGCCCTTTCCAGCCTCTTTATCACCTTTATTGGTTTAAATGCGATGCGAAAGCCGCATCTCACTCTCTTTTTATACATAATGTACGCGTGCCTGGCTGTAAATGGCGTCTTGTCGCTTCTGTACCATTATCATAACTCGATCGGTTACGGCTTGCTTGATAGAATGTCGATGGTGTTGCTGGGATTTTCGACCAGTTACGTGTGTTACACATCCATCAAAAGACTCACGCATTTTTCATTTTATACCAACATTTTTGTCCATCTGTCCATCGTCTCGTATTACAGTTTTTTATTGACGGTCGCCGGTCTTCACGATGAGATCCTTTTTAACACATTATTTACGGTGTTTTTGGGAAGCATTGCGCTGTATATGTACGCAATTAAAATGTATATTTTTTACAATGAAATCCATATCGATCAACAGGTGATGGCGCTTGGGTGGAAAGGCGTGCGATGCATTTTTGCCAGCGCGATGTTCTGGATTGTGACGGAAGGCTTGTGTGACCAACTTTCGTTTATCAAATATTTATTTGGACACGTATGGTGGCACATTTTTGTGAGTTACGGCGGGTATCTGGTGAGCATTGTGCCGCGTTACATTTTATTGCAAAAAACCGACGAAATTGAGATTAAATACGACGGGTTTGGCTTGCCGTATATCTATGTTGTCGATTTTACCAAAAATATGTGTTGAGTAAAATAATCCTCTATAGTTTAGTATAGATTTCATCTAATCCTCCTCTTTGTGTAGGTTCAATATCAAATATTGGACAAACTAATACATTTTTACATAAACTAAATCTATAGGCGTAAACATTTTCAACATGATAATCATATTTACCATTAGCTATAAATAGATTTCTATCAAAAATCATATTAAAATGTTGTTGATTAGTTCCTACAATTTCACATCTATAATCGTAATTTTGTTTTAAGCAATCAAAGTTACTCAACTCTGTATTATTTATAAAATTTTCAAAATTCGGTACAAAATACCTACCAGTAATCTTAATTATGAATGACGATTTTTTTAAAAATTTTGAAACATCATATGCATAATGAATTGAATGTATTTCAAGGCCTCCTTTACTATGTAAATGCATTTGAAAATTAGGGTAACTTGCTGGATTTTCTATAAATGAAATAATTTCAAATCTATCCTTATATATTTTTAATTCATCATTTAATTCTTCAAAATTATAACCGGAGTTTTCAACGACGATTATATTAAATTTTGTATTTTTCAACCATAATCTGATAGATTTTAAATATGTATTGATTCTATCGGTAGCATCTACTTGAAAAGAAGTATTCTTTGTAACGTGAACAGTTGTCGTAAGTATAATAGATATATTATTCATTTTATATAACGGTTTTTTAAATTTTTTCATATCCCCAGAAACTTGATGATTTAATTTAACGCAAACACTTTTTATTTTATGAAAAAGCGGTTTAACCAGATAAAGATAATACAAATAAATATGCTTACCATCACCTCCGCCGACCAACTTGCTGCGCTTCTTTCCTCGACCGAGAAACCGCTTGTCCTCATTGACCTTTACGCCGACTGGTGTGGTCCCTGTAAGCGCATTACAGGGCCTTTGGAAGAGCTATCAAAGACGCCCGAATACGAAAAAGTCGTGTTTGCCAAACTTAATATTGACAAGATGGAGGAATTGGAAATTACATCGATTGTAATGCCCGACACGATCCCATGCATTTTGTATATGAAGGATGGCAAAGAAATCCACCGTTTGTGTTCCAGCAATATGACGCAAATTGAAGAAGGCTTGAAAGTGCTAATCAAGGCGGCTTAAACAGCGCAAGCGGTACGTTAGTTTAAAGAAAAAAAAGAAATAATAAAGAAAGATAAAAGATGTCACACAATAACATTAAGATTGGTATATACGCGCTTACTGGTAAAAAATTGGGATCCATTACGCAACAGTGTGCAGATATATACACGCTTGATGGTAAAAAAGTCGGCGTCAATTGCCCTGAAAATTCTACAGTTGATATTGATACTTTTTTTTTACAAAAACCTCTGGCGTTGCCAACTACAAATTTAAAGCCGATTTAAAGCTTATTTACTCTTTTATAAGAAGAAATAAGGAAAAAGAAAAAATGAGCAGTGAAGAGCTAGAAATAACATCAACATCAACATCCGTATTAGAGCCAGATCAAACTATCCCAAACACCGTTACGTTGACACTTGATATTCGCGAGCGCGATATTATCGCCCATTGCACCTCCAAAAACATCCCGTTTCAAACGGCATCGCTTGAGGTTGGTGATATGCTGTTGAAAAGCCCCACGGAGACGCTGGTGTTTGAGCGAAAAACGCTTGCGGATTTGGAAGCCAGTATCAAAGACGGGCGTTACCGCGAACAAAAACAGCGTCTGAAAAGCACGTTTCCGTTTCATCGCATCACCTATGTCATTGAAGGGACTCTCAACAGCCGTGCGTCCAAATCGTCCATCAGTGCGCTAATCTCGTCACGTTACCGCGATGGCTTTCAGGTGCTTCATACGTCTGGCGTGGCCGATACGGTCTGGTATCTCTCACAAATACAGGAACGGATGGCGATCACCGACAAGACGGCATTTGACCCATCAAATGGCGAGTATGCGTCGGCAGTGAAATCAAAGACGAAAAAATGCGAGAATTTGACGCCGGAAATGACGTATCTGATGCAGTTGGCGCAGATCCCAGGCTTGTCGATGACGATTGCACAGGATATTGCTAAAGTATACCCGTGTTTTTCGGCACTATTAAAAGCGATTGGCGAGAATGGCGCGAAAGCATTTGACGCGATCGCGGGGATGGGAAAGATGCGCAGCAAGAAAATGCTAGAGTACATCCGATGACGCCCCTTTGCCGCTTTTTCAAAAAAAGCGGCACCAAAAACACACCTTTTTGTAAAAAATAGGAGAAAGCAGCACGCCCCTTTTTCAAAAAATAGCAGAAAGCGGCAAAGTCTAAAAAATAAATTATCAACAGTTTAAATAACGACTGTAAAAAAAACACTGTGTATTTTTTCTTTGTAAAATAAAAGATGCCTAAATCTTTAAAGATGAAAAAAAAGATGAATGAAAAATCGAATAAAAAGTCGAATAAAAAGTCGAATAAAAAGACAATAAAAATCATTAAAAAGAGTCCCCTTTATAAATTTATACATCAGGCAAAACAACAGAAAACACCCGTTGGAAAGTCTTATCAAGTATTAACAAAAAAAAGCCAAGGAGGTAGTCGAAAGGCAGATGATGTAGATATAGATATAGATGTAGATGTAGATGTAGATGACGTAGATGTAGATGTAGATGTAGATGTAGATGTAGATGTAGATGTAGATGTAGATGTTAATGAACATGATGTGTTTAAAATGTTAAAACTCCAAGGAATAGATCTTAAGCTTGATAAAGACAATGATGACATTTTTAAAGCGTATCTCGCCGTTGTTAAAGCGTATAAAGGAAATGACCACTTTTTAATCGATATAGTAGAACAACCTGTTGTAATAAAAGAGTATTTTAACTTTAGAGTATATGCATGGGGTATAAAGGATCCTAATCCTAAATCACCTAAAATAACGCCTTCTCATTATGAAATAGTATTTGAAAAAATAAGTACTCGTCATAAATTTGAAATTTCACACGAGAAACAAGTATCTATTTTATCAACGCATCCAGAAGGGTGGCCTGAACCAGGTCATCTTGGTGGATGTATTTATCATGGTAAAGTACTTACAAGCATTTATGATCTTTTAAAGATTTGTGTAGCTCATTATGCAGTATGGGATTTAAAATATACTAGAATAGGATACCCACAAAATTGTAATGGCATAGTTGGAACTATTTTATGGAATATTAGTACAGATAAGAAGTTTCGAGACAAATTAAATAACGAATTTTTTCATACAAAAAAAGTATATGCACTTCAAGATGTAGAAATTTTTCCACAAGGTAAAGTATTGCCTCCTATAGAAATTCCACCGGACCCTCGCTTAATTGAGTTTAACAAGTCTCAGGCATCTAGTAAGTCTCAGGCGTCTTGTAACGTGATGTAGCATATTGATTTCATTAAATTGAAAAAATTTATTTAAAATAATTTGATTAGAAAAAAATGCTAATGGATCCAGATAATTACCTTAAAATGGCCATCATCATCGGCTCCGTTACAGGCATTATTGTACTTGTCTCATTATGCGTTGTATACCGGACACACATTTTTAGACTAATATGCGGCGACCAAACGGCTATCGTCGTCCCCGAAGTTGAAAATACTATTTTGTGAAAAAGGGGTTTAAAAATAAAACACCAAATAAAAGAGAGGTAAGATGCTTGCGTCCAAAGACCAGATTCAACAAGAAATGACAGAGACACTTACGACTGTCGAGTTGCATCCAAAAATTTTAAAATTTATTGAATTGTTTCGAGAGCATGTTGATAGTTTAAAATTGAACGATTTGTATGATGTCATTAAATCTGGCAACAATCCGTCTCCTTATTTGCTGTCTGAAATGGTCAATGAAGCACACACAAACGATAAATTGTTAAACTGGATTGAAGTTCTTTTGCGACAAATCTAAAGCCGCTTTTTCACA